TCCACGCCAGAAGGTATCTGGGCTTTTGATTTATCGCGTGTTCCAGAACCAGCGTGGCAAGAGCGCAGAATGCCTGCGACTACAGAGTTCTATGACACTCGTAAGATAATGAAACTTGTGGGATTTCTTCACCTTGACTATGGTCTATCTCTATAAATGTCCGACCTGCCACCTAACCTCCGAGGTGGAAAGGTCTATCCACGCTGAAGCGAGCAACCCCTTCTGCTCGTGTGGCGAAATGATGAATAGGGTCTGGTCCTCTCCTCCTGTCACCTTTAGGGGATCAGGCTTCTATTCAACAGATAAATAAAAGACCCCGCAGCTAGCACTCTTGATCTGCGGGGTCTTTACTGCTAGGCGAAAGAGAGTATAACTCCTAGCAATTCTCTACTTTACCACATCAGTAGTGGTTATGTCGGTTATGATAGGCAAGAGCTTTGCAAGGCGATTTGAAACGTACATACACGTAGCGTAGACCTCGCAAAATTTGGATTCCAGGATCGTTAGATCTTTCTCCAAGGAGTTGAGCAATTCCGAAAGCTGTTGAAGCTGGGTTCTGTGCGTAGTGGTCAAACCTGCTTTCACGGGTCCAAAGGGAGTTGAGACACTTCCATTCTCTTCCCTTCCAACCAAACGCAACCCAGGCATATTCTTTTGCGAGCTTCCTGTTGGCTTGTTTCTCATTCCAGGTCGCTTTCTTGGGCTGCATCGCTGTCTGTTTCGATGCGTCTAAGTATGGCGTGCTGGCGTGTTCCAATGTGTAGATCGTTAGCAACCCCACCAGGACCGCCAAGATCAACCCACGCCTTACCTTCGGCTTCATCATTCGCCCGCTCCTCCTCTAACAGTTGTCTGTACTGATCGGGATAGGCTTGGGCGAGTTTCACCAAAGCCCTGTCACGCGCTCGTCTGTAGTTGCGCTGGAATACAGCTCTCTTAGCTGCACTCCTGGTTCTTCTATCAAGATCGCTCATTGAGCTTATCCTCCCACACAATTAGCAGGTAGGCAATAATAGTTACTATAACTACGCCTATGAATATCACGCCACCCACCTCCCATTACTCCACGATACTAGGATCTGAGGATCATTCTCCTCTCCACAACTATCGCACCACCATTTATCGGTTGTGTCGTAGTTGTCCGTGGGCGATACACACTTAGGACATAACATATATTTAGTCACGATCTACCTCTCTCCCTGCCTTGTAGCCTGCGTCAAAAGCCATACGCAGGTTGTATTGGTCTTTATTGGGTGCGATCTTCTCCCACCATTCAAAGAACGCCTGTTCTTCCTCAGTCATTATTTACTCCTCTCGCTTGTGATAGTAGCCAGCACCAGCGCCGTCACTTCTATCTTGTCGGTGACTAGCACAGGGTTCTCAATATCCTGCTCATTCCACACACTCACAAAGATAGAGTTATCTAGCCCCCGTCTGAACCATTCAACAGCGTCAGACGGGCTTGCTCCACCCCACGCAATATCTCCCTTGCGATCCATTACCTCATAGAAATTAGTTAGTTTCATACTCTTTCCCTTTCTACTTCTGTGTCGTTGAGATACTGAACATAATCAAAGTCTTGATAGTGCTTACTCAAAGGCTCTACGAGCGCGTCAATGAAGCGATCCATAGTTTCTTGGTCGAACTCTTCCTCTTCCTTGAGGCATTGGATAGCGTCAGTAATACTCAGGTATTCATCGCGGTTCATACCAACTCCTCTATCTGAACTGAGTCTTGTATCTCTCCACCAACAAGGCGCGGTTCTGCTGTGAACTCTGCTGAGTCAAACATATCCCTTGCTTTTTGCTCGCTCTCTGCCTCTATCTCTAGGTCATACCAGCGTTCATACACATACTTCACTTTATACTTAGGCATTATCTTTCTCCTCCTTGTAGTTGATTAGGTTGATTTCATTCAAGGCATTCACCATACGGATCAGGTTCCTGCCCGCCTCCTTGCTGTTTCCGTCTGCCACTTGCCTAATAAATAAATCACGGCAAAGGTCTGCCTTTGCCTGATAGTATTCTTTATTCATTTACTTTCCTCCTTGTAGGTATATGTTCTAGGCAGATTTCGCAGGTCTGTCCTAGATATTGGTCGTGCCAGCGTTCTATACAGGTATCGCATTGACTTAGGCAGTCCTCTAAGTGTTGTAATTTACTCACTTGCTTCCCCCTCTAGTTATTGTCAAACTCTCTAATACTTGCGAACAGTCTAAGCAGTAATCTGCTATCCCTGCCTGTCCGATAACTGTCCCTATCTTGTGGCCTTCGTGCTTACTCATTACTCTCCTCCTGTTGTCTAATAAGATCATCTATTTCAGGCGCATAAGGTCTAGCCTCTGCCTTGCTGTCCTCTTCCCCACACGGGGTTTCGGCGTGCTTAGTTAGTGTTCGATCAGAGAATTGCCAGCCGCAGCTTCCGCATCTAGGCATCGTCACTCTCTTTCTTGTAACAATTCCAACAATAATCTGTCCCGTTATCAAAGACTAACGAATCATTGCAGATTTCACACTCTTGATCTTTAGACATTAGCTTCCTCCTCATTAGCTACATCTCTTCCGCATTCCAGGCATACCAGGATTCCGCAACCCTCGCATACCACGTCGGAGCCTATATCTTCAAGGTATTGATCCAGGAGAATGATATTTTCTGTTTCCCCGCATTGGCACTTAGACATTAGCTACTTCTTCCACTATTACGTCGTCATAACCTTCTTTGATATAGAAGTCTGCAACTTCATCGGCTTGTGCCTTGCTCATTAGGTAGAAATCGGTAACTTCTCCTCCTCCTACCCATACAGTCCAATTACTCATTATTCGCTCACTTCCACGTCTATTGCTTCTCCTACCGAATTATTGGCGGTTAGGCTGTAAATATCGTCAATGAGATAGTGCTTGGCTAATCTCACGGGATCATCTACGCCTTCAAATAGATCGGTGTGATCGTCTCCTGTCGTATCGAATTCTCTGGAAATTGAAACCTTGATTTTCATTATTTTCCCTTTCCTTTGCAGTCATTACAGATGATTCCCTCGCCTATACGCATCGTGAAGCTGGGTAATCTCTCGCCATTCTTCAACGTGATATAAAGCGCGTCGTTAGATCCGCACGCCATACAGCTAATTTCTCTCTTCTTTGTCTTAGGCATTCTTTTCTCTCTTTCTATTGTTTACAGTGAAGCGATCTGCTTCCCGCTACTCTCTCCCATTCCAGGAAAGAGCAGCAGACAGCCTACCGTATCTTATTTCTTAGGTAAAGCATCGACGCAATGAGCGCCAGGAAAGCCCACGTCCAGAATTGCAACGCAGCCTTCCAGCCTGTTAGGTGTATTCCGAAAAGCACGTCCAGGATCTCACTCATTAGATACTCTCTCTCTCGCATAAGATAGCGTGGGCAATGAGATCCATTGCTTCACGATAGCTCTGAGCAGATCCCGTCCCGCTGTCGCCTTCTTTCCACCATTGGAAAGTGAAGAGCGGATCTCCTCGCATAATTGCCCAATCATCGGCTATCGATCCCAGGCATACGCAGCTAGGCAATGGCCCGCATAATTGGCATTCATCGAAGTATTCTGTCGATGCGTGTGGACAGTCTTCTAGTGCGTGGCTCATTCGCTCTCTTCTCCTTCACACAAGAAGCCGCAGCGAAAGCATCTATAAGAGCCGAATACGCCATAGCTTCCGAAATGATCTAGGCCGTGCTCTTGTGCTCTCTCTCGCTCGCGTCTAGTGGGATAATTTTCCTGCATAGCTGCCCAATAATCGCCAGGGCTGGCGATCTTCCAGCCTGTTATCGTCTCTTCTTTCATCGTTTCATCTCTCTTTCTCTCTCCTGCATCTGATTAGATCCAGGCCGCCGCGCTCTCCCCGTAGAAAGAGAGCGCGACAGTCCAGGCCTAAGCTCTTAGCTCTTACGCATAGGCATTAGAAGCGCACGCCAGGAGACTTTCTCCCCGTGTAATTCAACGCCTAACGGCTTTTTTTCGCCATAGAAGGAGACTGTTACACCAGCAGACTTCTTAGATCCTGCCAGCTTTTCAATCTTGGCGTAATCTGCAAAGAAGGCTGGGTTGAAAGTGACGGCAGGGATCGCCACCGTCTCGCCTGTAGGAAATAAGTGAGCGTGCGGCGGGTAGCTGCAGTCCCAGGATCTAACCGTGATGCTATTGCCTGCGACGGCGGCGCTCACGATATCGCCCACGCGGTTGATAGTAACGGGGAATTTATTCATAGACTTTTCTTTGACGATTTCCAGGATCCGCTTCACGTCTGAAAGTCTGATAACAGTCTCGCTCAGATCTCCTTCACTTTCCACGCTTCCTTCAATTAGACGGTAGCGATCTGTTGCAACGGCGTAAAGCCTGCCGCTTTCGGCGTAAATCTTTACGGCGTTCAACGTGGGGAGATCCTCGCGGGTGTAGGCCTGGGTCATTGCGCCAGCTAATAGCTCGCGCACGCTTTCGGCTGTAACGGTAACGGTGTCGGTGCGTGTATCGGTTGCAGTGCTCATTCTTCTATCTCTCTTTCTAGTAATTCCCTGGCGATCTGCCAGGGCCTACGGTTAGGCGTAGGCCACGGCGCACGGCTTCCCGTGCGCCATAGTCCAGGCCTAGACGATCTGCGCCAGCTCTGACGCGTCCAGCATACAGCCGTGACAGGTACAAGCTGGATATTCTGCCTTCTCCAGGGCCTTACGCGCCTGGCGTAGGTTTTCATAGTGCAGGATCCCGCCGCTGTCTGCGTGCTGCCTGGTGATCTCTCCCCATTGGCAGACCAATACCAGCTCATACTCTCGCGGGGTATCTGCGTCTCGCTTATTGGAAAGTATGACGGCGATCCCCTGGCGCCTGCTGTCATCACTTAGCGGATTAGATAGGAGCGAGATTTGCGAGATCCTGGAGCGGAACCAGCGCATAGTTTCATAAGAAAAGAAGGGTCCATTGGTAACGCTGGAGAGATAGCCTTCCCCGCCGTAATAGGCCTGGGCCACGTTGCGCGGATAACGGCGGCAGCCATTACAGCCGCAGGAAAATTTGGGCGTTTTCTCCCTTAGGTTTATTTTGCAATAACAAGCGTGGCATAAATCTATGCCGTCGTTGATCTGATCGCGCCACAATTCCAGGCCGCAATTTCGGCAGATTTCGGCGGTCATCGCTGGGCCTTCTTTCCTGGGAAGATTCCGCGGCGTGCTGCTTCATTAGGCCAGCAGATCGGACAGCAGGCATAACCCGCGACGGTGTCACTTACATAAGAAGGCTTTGATCCGTGAGGATCGAAAGAAGCGCCGCATTCTGCGCATTCTAAGCTCATAATTTCCATTTTCTTATCTCTCTTTCTACGGTGCGAGAAGCCGACAGCTCTCGCGGTTAGGGTCAGAATAACACGGGGAGCCTACCCTATGCAACAGGGCGCGGCGTGTCTTTCTGCTCCTGGATCCAGGGCAGGAAGGCAGACATTCCAGGGCAGAAGATCCAGGCGCAGCCCTGGCTCTGTCGATCCCTGGCGCTGTCTTCTTGTAGCTTCCCGCTTCTCTTGGCCCCTGCTCTTGATCCCATTACTGCCGCCAGCTCCCAGCGATTTATTACAGGCAGACAGCGGGACCCTAAGAAGGAGCGATAGCGAAAGGGTGCCGAAGGGACAGTACGCATTTCACTACGGCCTTACACCGTACGCATTCACCCGCAGATGCGGCAGAAGAAGCCCCGATCAACCGCAGGCCACGCGGAAACAGACCCCCCGATGCTAAATAATTTTGAACGCGGTACTGTATACCCCATCTAAATTTTTCTCCTAAAGTGAGGATGTCCTAGTTTGTACCGATTTATATGCTGATTTCTGTGAATTACACCACAATAGCGGGAAATGACCTTTTTTTCCCACCTAATATACAGTAGGGGAGCAAAGCGGAAGCAGTGGAGCTTTGCGACCCGTGCCTCGCTGGTCGCGAGGCCCCTAGGCCGAGTCAGTCTTTACCCCTCGCTGCGCTGAGGCTTGCTCGGGCGCTAGCACCGCTTGAGGTGCAAGCGCACCTCTTTTAGTGGGGTGAAGTGTATCTATTGCCCACCATAGATTTTGGAGCCTATTATTACTGAAAACCCCGCAGACCTAGCAAAGCGAGTAATACTCAACGCTGTTGCTGAAGGTATGACGATAGAACAAGCCTGTGGAGTTGCTGGTAAATCCATCAAGACCTACGAATACTATCGTAGAACCGATAAAGTTTTTTCTGACAAAGTAGATCGTACAAGACTAGGGCTACGCTCCAAGAGCTTCGCCTCTGCCGATGTCCACGATCTAGACTTTGCTTCTTTTAGGAAGCGTTTTCTCCACCAACACACTTTCCCCCACCAGCAAAATCTGGTGGACGTGATAGAAGGTCGTGACCCAAACTGGTATCACCCTTCAATGAAATATGAACGCGGTATCGCAGATAACCGCATCCTGATCAACATTCCACCCAACCACGCCAAGTCCATTACGATTACGGTGGACTACGTGACCTACAGGATTGTCCAAAATCCTAACTTCAGAGTTTTGATAGTTTCCCAGACCCAGCAGTTAGCAGCAGACTTTCTCTACGCTATCAAGCAACGTCTGACCCACCCGATGTATCAGGACCTCCAGGCAGCTTACGCTGCTGGGGTAGGCTTCAATTCTAAAAGCGCTACCTGGACCACTACTCGCGTCACCTTCGGTGATGAGCTTCGGGAATCCAGTGAGAAGGACCCAAACATTGAGGCCGTAGGTATCGGCGGTCAAATCTACGGTAAGCGTGCCGATATGATCATTGTCGATGACGCTGTTACCTTGAAGAACGCCAATGAGTTTGAAAAGCAGATCCGCTGGTTGACCCAGGACGTCAGATCTCGTTTGAACCCAACAGGCAAGCTCATCGTTATCGGTACCCGCGTTGCAGCTATCGATCTCTACAAAGAGCTGCGCAATCCAGACCGTTATCCTGGTGGTCAGGTCCCCTGGACCTATCTGGCTATGCCAGCTTTACTTGAAACCCACGAAGACTATAACAAGTGGGTTACGCTCTGGCCCTACTCTGATCAACCCTTTGATGGGCAGAAAGAATCAGATAAGAACGAAGACGAACTTTACCCACGTTGGAATGGCAAGCATTTATATGCAGAACGCCAAGCTATGGATGCCACCACGTGGGCTTTGATTTATCAACAGCAAGACGTTTCAGATGATGCAATCTTTGACCCCATTTGCGTGAAAGGCTCCATTGATGGAATGCGAAAAGCGGGTCGACTATCTCCTGGCTATCCAGGTCACCCCAAAGACCTCAACGGTTTCAGTATTGTTTGTGGACTTGACCCTGCAATGGTCGGAGATACAGCGGCGATCTGTTATGCGATTGATCGCATTTCTCATAAGCGCTATATTGTTGACGCTATCAAGATTACGCGTCCGACGCCTGCTCAAATTAGACAGCTCATTACCGATTGGACTCACGTATATACACCTTCGGAATGGATCGTCGAACGTAATGCCTTTCAATCTTTTCTCACGCAAGATGAAGGAATTAGGCAATTCCTCGCATCCAAGGGAGTCCTTCTAAAAGAACACCACACTGGCAATAACAAGTGGGACGCAGGATTCGGTGTGGCATCTATGTCCACCCTCTTTGGAACTAAACAACCTGACGGTAAACATCATAGAGATAACATCATTCATCTACCATCGGATCAAACCGAAAATATCAAATCATTGATTGAGCAGCTCATTACGTGGTCACCTACTACTAAAGGCAAGACCGATATGGTAATGGCTCTCTGGTTCTGTGAGATTAGAGCACGTGAGATGCTCAACCAAGGCATTCACGCAACGCACCATATGAAGAATCCATTTTTGTCTCGCTACGAGCGCGGCAAGCGCAAGGTCATCAACATAGATGAACTCCTTGCAGAAAAAGATAGACAGTTCATCTAGGAGATATTATGCCCAAGGATAAATACTCAGCCTTCTCGTCATCATCACAGGCTGAACGTGGACGCACTAACGTTCGTATGGAACGTGAGATCTTTGCACCACGCAAGCCAATGACAAAAGATCAGTATGAATCCATAAAGTCTTGGCTCACAGATACTGCTGAAACAAAAGCACAACAAGCAAAACTCAAGTCTGACCTAGCTCGCCTCAAGGCTGCGTATAACAATAGCAACAAATCTAAAGCTGCACCAGTCAAGAAGGCTGCTCCTAAAGCAAAGAAGAAGTAGGTACATAATGGCTCGTTCATCATTAGGAATGTTTGGCGAAAAAGGTGGAATGGCTCGTGGAGTTAGTGTATCCACTCGCTCATCTGAACTTGATGTACCAACAAAGCGTATGGTCAAAAAACAAAATAAAGCTGCAGAGTCTTACAAGATCAAAGATATGGATAAGTTAGACAAGAATCGTGCTGATTATATCAAGCGTAAACAAGCGCAGTTGGATAAGTTGAAAGCAGAAATTGCTGCAGCTAAAAAACAAGGACGCAAGCAAGGTGCAGCCGCAACAGTTGCTGTTGTTGGTGCAGGAGTTGCATACAAAAAGAAGTCCAATAAGAAGAAGAAGTAGGTACAATGTTATCAACCAAAGATGTGATCTCAAAGGTTGCACGTCTACAAAGTAGATATGCCGCCCGCGATCAACGTATGCGTGACG